ACCAAGCCCACGGCTACCAGATACCAGAGCTGGAAACCGACTTTGAGTGGATGATCTACTTACTGCTCGCAGGGCGGGGCGCAGGGAAGACGCGAGCCGCAGCCGAGTGGCTTTGGTGGCAAGCATGGAGCAAGCCCAAGACTAGATGGTTGGTTGGCGCTCCAACGCACTCAGACCTAAAAGACGTCTGCTTCATGGGTGACTCTGGCTTGGTTAATGTCATACCCCAGATTCTCATTAAAAAGCACCTCAAGGACGATAATGAGATAACCCTGATCAACGGCTCTATTATTAAAGGCATCCCCGCCTCGGAGCCTGAGCGGTTCCGCGGCCCACAGTTTCATGGTGGATGGCTCGATGAGTTGGCTGCTTGGGATTACCTCCAAGAAGCTTGGGATCTGCTGAGCTTTTCGATCCGACTAGGCAACAAAACACAACTTATGTGTACGACAACGCCTAAGCCTAAAGATTTAATAGTCGAGTTGGTGGGTCGAAATGGACAGGATGTATCTCTGACCACTGCATCCACCTACGCCAACATTGATAACCTATCGGCTAACTTTAAGAAACAAATCGAGCAGTATGACCCTGATTCTGCACTTTACAGACAGGAAGTGTTGGCTGAGATATTAGATCCTGAATTAACAGGTATTGTTAAGCGTAAGTGGTTCAAGCTCTGGCCTGCGTTTAATTCTCAGGGCGATGTTATGCCTTTACCTAAGCTAGAGTTTATCTGCATGAGTTTGGACTGTGCTTATACAGACAAGTCACAAAACGATCCTACTGCTTGCTTGGTATTTGGTGTGTTTAAGCCATTAGACGCTCCAATGAGTGTGCTTATATTAGATGCGTGGCAAGATCGCTTACAGTATCCAGACCTCAAGCCAAGGGTTATGGATGAGTTCGAGGTGGTGTATGGTGAAGGCAAAGACAAAAAGCGCATAGAAATGATTCTGGTAGAGGATAAGAGCGCGGGTATCAGTCTTATACAAGACTTACAACGTGCTCAACTTCCTGTCGAAAGCTATAACCCTGGTAAAGCAGATAAGGTTCAGAGGCTTTCAATTGTGGCCAATATCATACGGGCAGGAAGAGTCTGGGTGCCTGAGTCTAGTGTTAACAAGGGATACGTCAGAGACTGGGCAGAAGGCGCCATAAGCCAGATTTGTGCTTTTCCTGATGCAACACATGATGATTACGTTGATGCGCTCACACAGGCTCTTAGGTGGTTGAGGGATGCAGGGTTCTTAAACATAGATCCTCCGCCTAGAGACGACTATGACCCAGAAGATTTAATTGATGCCAATCCAGTTCAAAGGGGTAATCCATATGCTCAATGATCTGATGTATGATCATGAAGGGGCGAAATATTGGGTTAGCGCCAGTACTTTTATTGATATATCGTCATTATTTGAAAATGGAAAACACTGCTTTATGTGGTTCGCCCCACCTTTGGTTGATTAAGTATGTGTAGCAAGGGTACACTCATGTGTAATATTGCGAGGTGCTATGCCCAATCCTAAAGCAAACAAACCCCTGACACTTGAACAAATCAAAGCAGATGCAATTGGCATGGGCATACCTGCCAGAGCATTGCTCGACATGATCTACTCTGGTGGACGCAGTGCTGTTGCAACTACAGCAGGATTGCCTGTTGACATGGCTAACACAGCCATTGGTTTGCATAACATGGCACGTGACGTCCGTCGCAGGAAGTTTGAAGGGTATGAGCCAGGCACTATTCCTGGAGGCTCTGAGGACATCAAGGGCTTGATACCTGACTTAGCCAAAGATCCCAACTCTAACCTCAACAAGATGGCTGACTTCGGTGGTAGCTTTGCTGTTATCCCTGGAGCGGGTGAGGCGGCGGTAAAAGGCGCCAAGATGGTTGGGCAAGAGATTGCAGACAGGGTTGCTACAGGCCAGAAGTTAATGCCTGGTTCATTTGCTGAGCCACAGATGGCTATGTTCGCTGTCAAGCCCAAGGGTGGTAGTTGGTTGAATCATAGCCCTGAAGGATTTTTAAAAGGATTGAAGTCCGAAAACAGATTAATTAGTCCATCGCTTTTTGAAGGATTTGAGCAGTCGGCAAAAGACCCAACTGATCCATTGCAAGAAAGATCGATTCGTCGTTTGCGTGAGCACAATAATGAGATTGCCGTTAACAAATGGATTGACAAAAATCTAACCAATTACGTTAAAAATGAAATGGGTACTGAGCACGACCCAATACGTAAGTTGGCTGACCAAGGAATAATACACGCTCCAATTGATGATAGCCATATTTCTGGGCCACTTATTTATAACAAAAGAAGAGAAGCAAATTTACCAGAGAAAGGATTTGCTACTACAGAACTTGGTAAGAAATGGGAAAAATTAACTGATAAATCAATTAATAATGTCCCGGTTAAAGAATATTTAAATGAGAATAGATATCAAGTAAGAGGTGGTTCTTTGCCTGCTCAATCGTTTAAGAATGAGGAAGAGGCAAATCATTACATGAACCAAGTTAAAGAAGTGGCAGGTGATAAACCGTTTGGTGGTGAAGGTTTAACATTTAATAAAATACTAGAAAAAGATCCTTTTGTTAAAACTGAAATTGGTCCTGTTCATGAAAATCCTTGGTTACTTAAAAAGAATCCAGAAGATACAGTACATCATGCTTTTGATTTGGAAACTTTAGGATTTGATCATTTAATGGATGTACTTAAAGAGGATTTGGCAAACGGTCGAATACAACCAGAAGATCTAAAGAACTACAGCATTGATAGAGCGGTTCGTAGAGCGCATGAGTACAACGAGGATATGGCTAAGAAGATGGCTGAGACTGCCATTAAGCAGACTGAAAGTATGCCCGTAGTCAAAGAATACCCATCTGGTCACAAATGGATTGAGTTGGCACCTGAAAAAATGCCAGAGGGATATAAGTTACCCGAAGGTTACACGGTGACAAAAGATGATAGGGCGGATTTTCAAAACACGCCTTGGTTCGTTAAAGGGCCACATGGCGACATTATCTCTGGCGATAAAGGATTGTTTTACGCAACTCCTGAAGAGGCATTAAAAAATGCCACAGAAAAAACACACAGTGAAAATGCATATCAAAAACTATCTGATGCCCTACAGTATGAAGGCGACACAATGGGTCACTGTGTTGGTGGCTATTGTCCTGACGTATTAGAAGGACGTTCACGCATATTTAGCTTGAGGGATGCTAAGGGTGAGCCTCATGTAACAATTGAAACTAAGCCAAATCCATATCCAGTTAGTGGTGAAGCGTTTGCCATGTTACCACAGAGTACAAAAGCACAATACGGTCAATATGTTCGTGAATGGAGACAACGCAATCCTGACATTCAAAATTTGACAGATGAGCATACGATTCAAGCGTTAAAAGAAGCGGGTGTTCCACCACAGCCAGACGACATTGTTCAGATTAAAGGTAAAGGCAACAAAAAGCCTGTAGATAAGTACATTCCAATGGTACAGAACTTCCAACGTACTACTGGCTTTCCTATTAAGGGAGATATACAGAACTCTGGATTTGTTGATACTCATCCTGAGTTAAAAAAATTGGGAGAAAGTATTGGTTTAAAAGTACCAGATTATTTAACTAAAGACGAAGAAAATGTTTTACACCAACAAGTTGCTCCTCATATTGAGTCAATGGTTAAAAACGCAAACGATTTTTTAGATACTCATCCTGCATTTGAACCTCATCGTCAAGCAACTAGAGAATTTAATGATGCTCTTAGCAAAGAGTTTTCAACTAATGAGCCAGTTTATACTCAACAAGAGATGAATGAGCTTGAGCGTAGATCGTTGCAATCAATTCATCCAGAATTTCCTTACCATTTTAATGAAATAAAAAAAGTATTAAATAATCCAGAAGAACATGGTGAAGGTGATCCATTAAAGACTCAACTATATAATCTTGGAAAAATTGATGAGCTTCGTAACAAAGTAGGAGATGTTCCTACTGTACAGCCAACAGTAACTCCTAATAATCCACAGGGTTTAGCTAAAGGTGGAAGGGTCAAGCGTAAGGTTCATGTTGCTAATGACTTGGATATGATGCGCCATGAGATCCAGATGAAGGATAGCCCCAAAGGATTTGCAGGCGGTGGGATTGTGGACAAGATGATTGGCAAAGGAGTATCAAAACTATTCTCTGCTGTGGATAAGACCGCGGCTGAGTTGCCAAGGAGTAAGGGTACGGGCAAAGAGTTTATCATTGAGCTTAGCAAGAAGCCCGGCGTAAAGAAGGCTGAACTGGCAGACAGAAACTTGCACGAGATCAACGATCTGCCTAAGATGACTAAGGATGAGTTCCAAGCTGAACTTGCTAAACGTCCTGTGCCAAAAGTATATAAAAAAATATTGAGTAATGACGCAGAACCTTTACAGATTATTAAACACAATCCTGATAGCATACTAGACGACAAACACTGGGTTGTCGATAGCAATGGTGAACCAGTCACAGCCCATCCATTCCCATCGAGAGAGGATGCTGAATCTCATATTGAAAATCATGAGATAGATGAGAATCAGACACACCATGAGGGTTTTAAGCTTCCTGGTGGTAATAATTATCAGGAGCATTTGTACAAGTATGAGCCAGAAGGACAACCACCTTTTGTGGCAAATGAACATCATTTCGGTGCTGAGCCTAATGTATTAGCTAGTGCTCGAACAGTTGACCGTAGAACACCTGATGGCAAGAAAATCTTACATGTTGAGGAGATTCAATCTGATTGGCATCAGGATGGACGTAAGTATGGTTATAAGGACTCAAATCCAGAAGCAAAAATAGAGCAATTAAAAGAACTAAAACAAACATTTGATGATCTTAACAAGCGCAGAAGAATTTTGCATGAGCAAGCTTTAAGAGAGCCAGAGGCAGGACTAAAATTTGAAAGTTTGATGGAAGAAGCAAATGGAATAACGCCTAAATTGCTTGAATTAAATAGTCAGATGTATGATCTTGATCATTTGACAAGACAAAATATAAATGCAGTACCAGACGCTCCATTCAAAAATAATTGGGAGCACATGGTCAGCAAGGACTTAGTCAAACACGCCATTGACAATGGGTATGACGCAATAGCATTGACCCCCGGGAAAGAGCAGGCAGATAGATATAGCTTGGCTAAGCAAATAAACAAGCTTATTTATGTTGACACTGCTTCTGGAACTGGTAAGTTTGGTGAGCATTTACATGGAGAGCCAACAGCGGGGAAGCTACAAGCTTTTGATCATCGTGGAAATAAAGTAATTGATGAAGATATTAATCCACATGAATTACCTGATTACATTGGGAAGGAAGCCGCTAGTAAACTGCTTGAATCCAAGCCTTTTGATGTAAGTGAAAATAGTGGATTTGATGGCAATCGTTGGAGAGAGTTAGCAAATCAAGATTTGAATATTGGTGGCGAGGGCATGAAAGCCGCATACGACAAGCGCATCCCCAACACCTTCAACGACATTGGTAAGCCATACGGCGCTGAGATGAAGCTTAATGAGTTACCAGTATTAAATAGTGGTAAACATTACGCAAACAGAACAATCGAGGGCGATAGTTTTAATGTCATGGATGGTAATGACAACATAATTTCAAGCCATCCAACGCAACAAGAAGCAAACATAAAAGCTAGAGAACTAAACTCTACTCCTCTTCATTACATGGAATTCACACCAGAGATGAAACAAAACGTAGCCACAGAAAGTTTACCTGCCTATGCAGATGGTGGACAAGTAAAACACCCAGGCTTCATAAACCCATCTTTAAAGCTTGCTAACGGGTCTGTCACACTCAATCCTTTAGAGTTTATGCCAAACTATCAAAGGGGCGGTAAAGTCCACGTAACAGACGATTTGGACATGATGAGGCATGAGGTTCATATGGCAGGCGGTGGATCATTAACTAATAATGTTCTCAAGAAAGTTGGTCAATTTATAACCAAGGCCGAGAAAGTACCTGCTGTTCCTTTGAGCATACCAAGATCTACTCCAAAAACTTTAGAAGATATTGACAAAATTGCTACGCGAGTTGCCAAGCAGATGATTGGTGAGCACGTCAGGCCTGAGAACTCGACTAAGACGGTTAATCTTGCAGGAAGATCAATGAGGGAGAGCGAAAGGCTTAAGGGCCTTCCGTATCAGATACAACCAACTGGAACCGCTCAAAAGGCAGAC